AGAAGAGGTGCCGGAGCTGAAACAGAAATTGACTTTGGAGAAGACCTTATCGTCGTCACCTCCAACTTCAATGAAGCCTATGAGTACGTTGAACGGGAACTTTATAACATCGCAACAGACCTTGGATGTTTCGATGACTCTATTCTGTTCTTTTCTGATAGTATCAACTTTCGTAAGAGTATTGATCCAGTATATAAAGGACATCGAAACAGAAAGAAACCGTGTGGCTACAAAAGGGTCATCAATAAACTCAAGGAGGAGTACAACGTTGTTGTGATGCCTACCTTAGAGGCTGATGACGCCCTTGGTATCTACGCCACTAAAGAGCCCGGACACATCATTTGCAGCCCCGACAAGGACATGCGACAGATCCCTGGGGACCTCTATGACCTAACCGATGGAGTGGTCACTGTGACGCCTGAGGAGGGCCGTAGGTGGCACCTCATTCAAACGATGGCAGGTGATCAAACTGATGGTTATGCTGGTGTACCTGGTATTGGTATCAAACGTGCTGTTGCTTTGTTTGAAAAGGAAGGCTACACCTGGGATACAGTAGTTAAGGCATTCGCTGAGAAGGATCTTAGTGAGGACGTTGCACTGATGAATGCCAGACTTGCTAAGATTCTACAATGTGATGACTATGATTTCACCAATCAAGAACCAAGACTTTGGTCTCCCAGCTCCAGTGTTGGAGTTAACGATGGAGCAGCAGTTCAAACTCAAACAGATTGAGAATGCACTGCGTGATCCTGACACTAAGCTAGAAGATGTAATCACTATCTTCATGGCTCTACAACGCCAGAACTTTACTCTCTGCAATACAGTATCCAACCTAGTTAAGAAATGGCCAACTCAAATTCCACAGGCCCAACCTACTACAGACGAGGGTCAATTCAAGTTTGGGATTTCATCCGAGATCAAGGATTAAACTTCCATCTTGGCAATGCCATCAAATATATCTGCCGTGCTGGTTACAAAGACAGCAAAGTAGAAGATCTTCAAAAAGCAATCCACTATCTTCAAAATGAGCTTGAAAGCCAAATCGTTCCTGAGCGTCCAATCAAAGGAGTTCCGGAGAAGTTTCCGGGTCAAGAACAATACGAGTCCAGCTTCACGGACTATGCAGCGGACTTTGATCGTTGAGGAGTTCAAAGAATTCCTAGACGCTGAGAACCAACTTATCAAGGGCTTCGTAGTTAATGCTACCGATACCCTTAAAGAGTTAGCTGATCTTGTTTATGTCTGCTATCAATATGCAGAGAACCTTGGTTGGGATCTTGATGAAGCTCTCAACCGTGTCCACCAAAGCAACATGAGTAAGCTTGGGGAGGACGGAGAACCTGTTTACCGAGAGGATGGTAAGGTCCTCAAGGGTCCTAACTATCAACCACCAAACCTTAGTGATCTTGTCTAATATGTCCACTGACCGTATTGCCCGTACTGGGCGTGTTCAATCCTGGATCGATGATCCTACCTCACGACTCCCTGTGTCGTGTACAGTATTTGTAGTAGAGGACACCATGGAGGGTCCTAATGGAATCGAAGCATCTTGGCGATTTGTGTCGCACGCTCTTCGCTATGGAGCGGGAGTTGCAGTCCATCTATCTAAACTCCGGCCACGAGGAGAGGAGAATAATAAAGGTTTGGTTGCATCAGGTCCCGTATCTTTTGCCAAGATCTACTCAACCTTGAATGAAATCCTTCGACGTGGGGGTGTCTATAAGAATGGAGCTGTGGTACTACACCTTGATCTCAGTCATCCTGATGTGCTTGAGTTTATCACTGCTAGCCGTAGTGAGCTACCTTGGGTTAAGCGTTGCGTCAACATTAACGAACATTGGTGGAAGGAGACAACTCAAGAAGTAAAGGATGCTCTCCTTGAGGGTATCAAGAAGGGTGACATCTGGCTCAACAAAACAAAGGTAGACAAGAATGGAAATCGAATCAGAGGTAACGTATGCCTGGAAGTATACCTCCCAAGCCGGGGTACCTGTCTACTTCAACATGTCAACCTCGGCGGATGTGAACTCAATGACATTCAAGGTGCGTTCCTCCACGGAATGTCCGAACTGTGCAACCTACACGGCAAAACAAATGTTGGAGAAAGTGGAGAGTACCTCCCTTCAGAGACTGATCGCCAAGTCGGTCTCGGATTGCTGGGACTTGCCAACCTACTCCGACGCTACAACGTAACCTATGAGACCTTTGGTAAGGCTCTCAAGGACATCAATGATGGACAGATGGCACAGACACCTGCCCATATCCTTGCAGCTGAGATCAACGCTGGTGTGACTGTAGCAGCCGCATCAGCTCGCATCAATAAGATGGACCGAGCGTTTGCTATTGCACCTACAGCGTCCTGTAGCTATCGTTATACAGACCTTGATGGGTACACTACTTGCCCTGAGATTGCACCTCCTATTGCCCGTCAAGTAGACCGTGATAGCGGTACCTTCGGCGTCCAGAGCTTTGATTACGGTCCTGTTGAGATCGCATCAGAAGTTGGCTGGGAGAACTACAAGCGAGTTGCGGATGAGATTGTCCGTATGCTCGATAATACGGGACTTCTTCATGGTTACTCATTCAATAGCTGGTCTGATGTGATCACTTATGATGAGGCATTCATTGAGGAGTGGCTCAATTCTCCGCAGACTTCGCTTTACTACAGCCTTCAAGTCATGGGTTCGGTTCAGGACAAAACAAGTGCCTATGCCGCTCTCGATGAAGATGAAGTTGATGACTACCTAGAGTCTATTCTTAATGATCCTGCTCCACAATGTAATTGCGGCGAATGAACCCTTATCAAAAACTACAAAATCGTAAACGTACCTGGACTCCTGTTCAGACAACTGCTGGTACACTAAATGAAGGCTCTGAAGAAACCATCTACCGTGCGCTCGCTATGCGACACATGGAACTCCCCGTTGGTAGCTTCATTCAAGATGCCCTTAGTGAAATTCCAGCTCTATCGGCAGACCTGCTCAAATCTAATGTCAAAGACGAAGAGAATCACGACTTGGCTCTCGGTTACATCGCCAATGCTTTGGGTGTTGACGAAACTGCTGAAGCCGAAGCAAAGCGCCTTAGGGATGCTTGGGAAGCGCATCCTGATCACACGGTCCTCAAGGCACTTGTTGCCGAGCGTGCAATTTTCTTCGTACTACTCCCTTTCTTTCGCTTTAATGGTGACGCTGGTCTCAGAACCGTAAGTGCTGACATCAGTCGTGACGAACAGGTTCACGTAGCAGCTAATAGCCTTGTCTGCAAGGAGCTAGGGTTGGAGATCAGCCCTTCTCTTGACAAGCTGCGTAAGGCTACTATTAACTGGGTTATGACACCTTTGAAAGCGTCCACCAACAAATATCTTGATAAAAAATTTTGGCTGGATGCCAGTGATCGCTTGATGTATGAGGGTAAGGCTCCAGAGCTTTCTGATACAAAGCGAGCACGTATGCCTGCCTTCTTTGAACATGCAAACCCCAATCTCCCTCAATATGCTTGAGACCCATGGTCTCCAGCTTACCTCTCTTGTCCAACAACTAGAAGAGAACTTCCCACCACTTAATCCCCACCCGGATGATCCACACTCATTAATCATGTACCGCTCTGGCCAACGTTCAGTGGTCGAGTGGATTCAACACCAACTCAACGAAGAGAACAATGGATCCCAATAAGAAAAAAATCAAGAAACAAGATGCAAAAACTGCCGCAAAAACTGCCGCGAGTACTGGAAGTTTAACAAAAGATTTGCGTCAAGACCTTAGAATTAATAACGTTAAGCCTAATGTAATTCAAAACATAGTTGATACCAACAAGCAAGCTGTGGCTGCTAATCAAAAAAGTGCATCGGCTGCCGCAGGTGTTGGTAGTTTTGCTACAGGTATTGATGAGCGAGCCCAAAGTGGCCAAAAAATTGGCCAAGATTACTATAACTCTCTTGCTGCTGGTAGTACATCTATGCCGAGTGCCGAAGCTTTTGCTACTTACGCAAAGGATAAAGGGTACGTGCTTGATGATCAGTTCATGAAAGACTACGGCACAACGACCAGGGATTTACGATTCCCAAGTCTTCCAGCTAACTCCAGGCAGCAGTACCTGAACTATGATTTTGGTAAGTCATTTGGCGGTAGAGATATCGAAAATTTGGTCGATGCAGGTTATAATAATAGGCAGATTTTTCAACTAGCACAAGCAGCAGATGCTGGTATGCAAGTTAAGAAGCGCAATAAGGTGGATCGTCGTTTGTCAATGATGAGTCAAGAGGCATTGTCTTCTACTGGTATCCCCGGTGCTCTTGGCACTACACGTATGGGCAAGAAGCAAGTTGGGTGGGAAGGCTTTGGTAATGCGCTAAGTAAGTATGAGTATGGTTCACAAGGCGGATTAACTTCTGGGTACAATAAAGTACCTGGTGGTGTCAACTTGAGGAATGAACTTCGTAATGGCTTACCCTCGCTTACTACTCAGTACACACCAAAGGCTGAGTTTACTGAGTTAGTAAATAACTACAAACCTCCGACCGTCGATAGCAATAATAATACTGATACTGATACTGACACTACTCCTACTGACACCGAATCCACCGATACGATTAATACCGCTGCAGGTAATATGAATGATCCATTTGGTACCACAAACTGGGCTCTAGGTTGGAGAGGTTCGAGGCGCAAGAATAAAATGGGAATTAAACAGACAAGGGCAGCCTCTCAAAGCCGCAAAAACGCACCAACCACTAACACGCTAGGTAAATGACAGCTAAAACAAGATACGATTATCTAAGTAAGTATCGTACCACGTTTCTCGACACAGCTGTTCAGTGCTCTCAGTTGACACTGCCTACTCTCATCCAACAGGATGATGATGTAGGACGGTCAACAAACCTTAGGTTAATCACACCATGGCAGTCAGTCGGTGCCAAAGGAGTAGTGACATTAGCATCTAAATTGATGCTAGCTCTCCTACCTCCTCAGACTAGCTTCTTTAAGCTACAGATCGACGACTCAAAGATCGGTGTTGAATTACCTCCAGAAGCACGGTCAGATCTTGACATCTCTTTCGCTAAGATGGAGAGGTCTGTCATGGAAATCATAGCAGCATCTAGTGATCGCGTTACTGTACACCAAGCTCTTAAGCATTTGGTTGTCGGTGGTAATGCGCTCATCTACATGGGTCCTAAGGGACTTAAGTTATATCCATTGAATAGGTATGTCGTAGATAGAGATGGTAACGGTGACATCCTAGAGATCGTTACACGAGAACGTATTAGTCGTAAGCTTCTAGCACCTATCCTTAAAGCCAGCCTTCCTGTTAATTCCCCTGGAGAAGATGGAGCTGATAACGAGGAGGATGTAGATGTTTACACGCATGTTAAACGAGACAACAATCGTCTTGTATGGCACCAGGAAGTATTCGATAAGATCATTCCTGGCTCTCAAGGTAAAGCACCATTGGATGCTAACCCTTGGCTAGTCCTTAGGTTTAATGTTGTAGACGGAGAAGCCTTTGGACGTGGTAGAGTAGAGGAGTTCCTTGGTGATCTCCGTTCACTTGAAGCTCTTATGCAAGCTCTCGTAGAGGGCTCTGCAGTCGCCGCTAAGGTGGTCTTTACTGTCTCCCCCTCTAGTACTACCAAGCCTCAAACACTCTCGACTGCGGGCAACGGAGCCATCATTCAGGGACGACCTGATGACATTTCTGTTGTACAAGTTGGTAAGACGGCAGACTTCAAGACTGCTATGGAGATGGCTAGCGTACTAGAGCGTAGGTTGAGTGAAGCATTCCTTATCCTCAACGTACGTAACAGTGAGCGTACTACTGCT